TTTATAAACCTGAAGCTTGTCGTAGACTGTCCATTACTGCTGAAATATTTGTATCAGTCATTGAATCAGGAACCTTCATACCAGCATCTACGGATAAATTAGTAATGTAAGAATCTGAATATATTTTAGCACACTCACGTTTATCTTTAATAATATATGATTTTATCTGCTGGTCTGTTAAGTTATTCTCTCTAACTACTGCTGCATCAATAGAATCTTTCTGAGCATTAACTAAACCATAATTAGCGTCTTTAATACCAAGATTCATAACAGTATCAGCATAAGCTGCTCTCTGAGTATTAGCTTGAGCTACTGAGGTAGCATAAGCAACTTTAGCAGTTGCTAATTGTACTTTAGAAGAAGCTAGTTTACATTTAGCTTCTACGATAGCAGAAATAGCATTAATATGACTTAAAATAGCTTGATAATTAGTCTGGTATCTATTTAATTCATACTGGACTGCACTCTGCATAGCATTACCAGCCATGGTTACGTATGCACTAGCATATTCTGAACCAGTGATTCTACCTTTATCTACTTCTTCTTTAAGATGGATTTTAACTGCATACATTAATCTATCAAATGTGGCATCTCCTCCAATCTCAGGTTTAGTTAAAGTATCAATATTAATCTGAGTTGGTGACTGTTTTAATGCATCTAAAAGTTCAGTAGGCACTTCAATATCTAAATCATCTAAAGAAATATTATCTAAATCAATATCTGGGATATTAAAATTCAAATCTCTAGTTAATGTTTCAAGCACCTCTTTAGATACTACTTCATCATTAAACTTTGACATATTTACTCCATAATAAAAAGCTCCTTTCGGAGCTTATATTAAATTCTATTTCCTGCTTTCTGTTCTTTAGCTAACTCTTTAAGTTCAGCTTCAGTTAACTGAGGTAATACAATTAAATTAAACTTTGGAACCAGTTCAGTAATGATATGATTTGGATTCTTCTCATCAGGGGTATGAGACCAATATTTAGCATCACGTAACTGCTTATATAAGATATTAGGAACATGGTATGACATATTACCTTTCTTATAAGGAATATACTTAGCTACTTTACCTACTAAATCATTAGCTACAGACCAGATAGCACCTTCTGATTTATCATTAGGGTCTAACTGATGAATCTCTAATCTAATAAGCTTCATTGCTTCTCTCCACTGTTCTACTTTAGTCAGTGGTTTGATTTCTTCTGGTTCAACAACAGGAGTCTCTTCTACTTCCTCTGTACCAAGAGGAGCTTCAAAACTCTCTAATTTCTTTTTAAGTGTATCTACACCTGCATTAGGTGAATACTTAATACCAAGAGTATTACACTCTTCTCTGAGTTTTACTAACTCATCTGTAACATCAACCATAAATATCTCCTTTTAATGGGTAACACATTTATTATATATAAAAAAATGCCCTAGTAAATACTAGGGCACTCTTTTTTAGAGAGGGGTTAGACTATACAGGTAATACTGACTTAATCATACCAATACGCTCAGGGCGATTTACTAAGAAGCCATACCAGAACTGTAATGATGAGAAACCTTTCTTACCATAAGGGTCATCTCTATCTGCAGTTTCACGACCTGGTTCCTTAGTAATGATTGAGAACTTAGCTGACTTACCATCAGTCTGGAAACCAATAGTATTAAATGCATCATCACCAACTACTAAGAATGGGAATACATCATACTTACCAGCAGTAGAGAAGTAATCAGTCTTACTTGCAGTTGCACCTACACCTGCCCACTTCTGCATCTCAGGTACCTGAATGATACGGAACTTACCGATAGCACCTACCTCACCAGTCATTACGTGAGTACCAGCAGCATAGTGCTCTACAGAAGTAAATGCTGGGTTACCAAAGTTATCTACTAAGGTCTCAAGGTATGCAACCATCTCTGGACCACAGTAAGCAACACGACCACCTGCAATTACTTTGGTATCTACTAAACGAGTACCAGTAATAATCTTGGTCTGCATTGGGGTACGGTTATCAGTTAACAGACGGTCTAATCTCTGTAATGACTTCCAAGAAATCATATTAGAGTCATCTAAGTCTGCAGCTGAAGAAGCTGAACCAGAGTAAACAACGGTAGAACCTGCAACAGATAATAAGTCCATCTGTAACAGGTCTTCCTGCATCTCTACAGCACCCTTAACTAACTCTTCTGCTAAGTGTGAACGTAACTCTGCATCTGAATCAAAATTCATTGCATCCTGGGTCCACTCATAGAAGAAACCATAGTTCTGGAAGGTACCTTCACGTACAGTACGTGCGAAACCTACACGGTTTACACGACCACCATTCTCAGTAAGAGTAGGTAACTTAGCTGCGATGGTACCAATATCCTTTGATGAACCATAAAGGTTACCATTAGCAATAGTAGCACCTGAAGCATCAATACCCTGGTCGTTAACGTTACGGTCATCCAGTAATGGGTAGTACTGATAACGCTTAATGGTCTTACCAAAATGCTTAGGCATATTGATAGTATCAGCTAACTGAGAGAAGTAAGCCTCTTTCTTTGCATCAATAAGAGCCTTCTTGAGCCAGTGAAATACCTGTAACTGTTGTGAATTAGTGCCTGCATCAATAGTAGATGCAACGGAATTAGGGTTATTATAAGTAAAAGCCATTTAAAAAATCCTCTAATTAGAGAAGTACTTTTCAAAGTCCTCATCACTCATACTTAATGGATTAGATACTTGTTGAGAACTTCTTCCATTACTTCTTGATATACTTGCTTGCTTGGCTCTAATATTATTAGTAGGCATTGGGGAACCAGTACCATAACCAACAGGTTGAGACCTAGCTTCCATCTGTCTTGCTAAATTAGAACCAACTTCTAAATATGCTTGTAGCATAGGCATATTAGGGTCAATGTATCCTAATGTTTTTGCTCTATCTATCTCTTGCATAATATAATCATACGTGCCTTCTTGACGCTGTTTATCTAACTCATAAAGAGTATTAGGTTCCTGAGCGAGTTGGTTAATACTCTCGGTATCCCAAGAATTAATCTGCTTTAGAGTTTCTAAACTTTCAGGATTAGATTTTAATTCATTAATAGCTGAAGTCCAATCTGCTTCCTGGTCTGAAATACTATAATTAGGGGCAACATAATTATTTTGAGAAGTTGTATCAACATCAAGAGGGTCAATATTGGCATCTTTTAAAAGCTTTGCTATAGCTTGAGGATTCTTATTTTTTATATCAATTAAAAAATTAAGAGTATCCTGGTCAATACCATTTTTCTCCAACATCATGAGTGTTTTACGCTGAGGAGCAATTTGTTGCATCTTCTTTGTATAATTAGCACCCATTTGCATGAGTTGAATTGCTTCTTCTGGAGACTGTAAAGTAATAGTTTTTCCATTAGCTTTAATTGGAGCCATTACTTTATCGTACCAGCCCTTATAATCTATGTCTTCAGGGTCTGAAACACCGTTATCTTGAATATTAGTATTATTTTTATCTGATTGCAAATTATAGCCATCATCTTGGTCATAACTATCATTTGAATCATTAGAAGAAGTATCTAAATCTGAAGAAGAATTGTCAATAAAATCTTCGTCTGACATACCTAAAATATTATCATTCTCTTCCATAATTAATTACCTTCCATGTGAATTTGTTCAATAGTCTGTTTAGCCTGTTCAATATCAGATTGAGCCTGTAAACCTTGCTGTTCAACAATCTGGAACCAGTTGTTAAGATATGCTCCAGCTTTAGCTACACCTTCTGCATTTTCTCTGGCTCCCTGAGGTAATCTACCATTTACGGATACAGATAAATACTCAGCTATGCAGTCCTTACAGAAACCATCCATAATTAATTCTTTAAATAATGGATTGTCTTGTAGTTTTACTAACTTTTCATATCTATCAACTAACTTTTGATTGTATTCAATAGAATCTTTAAGTTGCTGTACTTCAGTCATAAATACTCCTATAAAATAAAAAAAGTACGCTTAATTGTAGCGTACTTTTATTATGTTTGTTAAGACTTTTTATTTTAAATTGCTTCTTAATGTAGGGTCTTGTATAGGTTGTAACAAGTTTGCTCTAGCTTTAAGAGCATTCTTCTGTAAGTTATAACCAATAGCTCCCTTAATTGCATTAGGGTCTTGCTTCTCATTCTCCTTAATAGGTTTAGTAATAGCCTTAATAATTTCGAGGTCTTGATTACCTTGAGCTTGAGCCTGTTGTAACTCAAGATTACGCTGATGTTTAATACCACTAACTTCAAGTTGCATATCTGCAAGTTCAGCTTGAGCATCAACAGCTGTATTCTGAGCACGAGACCTAAGAAACTCAATTTCAGCTTTAAGTTTCTCATTCTCAAGTTGTCTCTTTTCTTCTTCAATAGGGTCAGGAGGTGGAGGAGTCCATTGTCTTAACTGTTCAGCTAAATCAGGTAAATGTTTTAAGTCTGCAATCTTAGATAAAACCATTACTACTAATTCAGGACCAAAGTTAGGACCCAGGGTCTGTAACATAAAAGCTAAGTCTTGAGCTTTAGCTTGGTCTAATTCAGCAGTGTTAATATCTACAACTAAATCAAAGTTACCTTTAATATCTTCACGTTTAATCTCAATAAACTGCATATTAGTAACACGAATTACTTCTTTATCTGATAAAAACTCAGAGTTCATAGAAATAATCTTATTACCAATTTCAACTAAACCTTTAGCTAATCTACGGAGAATAGCCATTTCTCTCTTAGATGAAGCATCTAGTGCTCCTCTAATACCAGTAGCTACATCACCATAAGCTTCACCGCTAATACCGCCTGTAAATGCTTTAATACCAGTTAAAGATTCAGCTTCTTCATTCTGTAACTGGAACATAGTAATAGCTGACTGAGGAATCTCAGGATACTGATGCATAAAGTAACCATTCTGAGGAGTAAATCCACCAGAATTAAATTCATAATCCTGACCTGACTCAAATCTTCTCTTCTGAGTTGGGTCTAAGAATCCTTTAGCAAAACCTTGCTGTGAGTTTGCTGACTTACCTAATAGGTCAATCATACCTCTAGTAACAGCACCTAAGATTCTCTGGTTCTCTTTTAATAATTCAGCATCTGCTTCACCATAAGCAGACCTTTGTAAAGGAAGATAAGGAATAAATACAAAAGGTAATTTCTCATCAGGATAAGGATTTACATCCATTCTAATAAGAGTATTACCAATCCAAGTAGCTACAATAGGAACCAGTTCACCAGAACCAGTAATATCATTAAATCCCCAATACTCATAAGCTACTACTCTTCTTCTTAATTTATCTTTAAGCATATAAGATACATCAGAAGGTACAGAAGATTCATGTTCAGTATCTGTAGCTAAACTATCATCATCCCAATTAATCTTATCAAGATTCTGATATAAACCTGTTTTAACTAATTCAGCTTTAGAAGTTTCAAAAGAAGTAATAATGAACATAGCTTTAGATATATCACCCTGACAAGAAGGGTCAATATATACATTCTCTGGATTCATTATTTCAAGGATAGGTTTGTTTTCTATAACTTGTTCTGAAGGAACCATCTCCATTCCAATAGGTTGAGCTACTACATATTGCTGAGTTTCTTTAAAAAACTCTATAGCTTTCTTCATATCATCAGGAATTGTTTCATCATAAGCTCTAGGGTTCTTTTGCTCTAATTCTACAGCCTGGTCTATAGCCTGTTGCTGTTGCTCATCCTGAATAGGTAAGAATTGATAAGTAGGTACTGGTTCCATTACTGGTACAGTAACTCTCTCCCAACCTACTCTTACAATAGAAGTTCCTTCATTAACAGTGGTTCTTACAAGTTCATCAATAAATTTAATTTTATTAATTTTTGTATCAAACTGATAATTTAATAATATTTCATTCTGTCTAGCAGCTTCAATATCTTCAAAGGTTCTAGGATTAACCTGAAATATCTTTTGTGAACCAAGAAAAGGTTCTGTTAATGCAGAATATCTCCATTCTGCCTGTCTTCTAATAAGTTTAGGTTGAACAGAAGATTTACCTTCTTTTACTTTGGGTTTCTCCTTACCTTCTACAAAGAGTAAATCTTTCCATTCTTTTATTTTGAGCATTTGAGAATCGTGAAAAGATTTAGCAGCTTTTAAATCAGCTTTTAAATCTTGCAGCTTTGGCTCCTTTTCCCAATTAGTGAGCTTTGTTTGCTCTTCAAGTTCAAAGTTCATTACTGTACCTCTGATATTAAATCTAACTGTTTACCTAATTCTCTAAGCTGAGCGTCACGGAGTCTAATAAGTTCTTTGAGTTCACTAACCACTCGTCTGCCTTCTGTAAGGCTTTGGTCGAGTTTGGCTGAGTAAGCTGATAAACTGCCTGACTCACAATTATCTTTTGCTGACATACGTTTGTAGAGTTCAACTCTCTGTTGTGACTGCTGCAACTCATTAGCATGGGAAGCATTAAGAGTATCAATGATATTTTGATATTCATTATCTTTCTCCTGTATCTCAGTAATTAAAGAATTAGTCTTAGTAATATAAACTTCCAGTTTAGAATTATATTCTTGTCTTAGGTTTTCAATATATTTAGCTGTAGCTAGTTTTTCTTCATTCCATTCATTAGTAACAGCAATGGAACCAGAGGAATAACCCATAAAATAAATAAATATGCCAAAGCAAATATATCCAACGCCTAAGAGCATGTTTCTGCTAAACATCATATTAATTTTAAACCCTCTACCCAATCTAGATTAGAAATCATATTAGCATCCTTACCATTCTCAAATGATGCAATGGCTTTACCTAATTTAATATACAGGTCTGAGTCTGTGAAATCTAATCTGTGATTAGGAGCAACATCTAATTCTTTACAAACAAAGTTAATGTATGCTGTAGTATCATTCTCATTAGGAGGTGCCCATCTACTAATAATATCTTTTACAGTGAGTAAATGATATTTTACGACATAGGTTTTTAGAGTCTTCATTAATGCTCTACAACCGTATGCCATAGTTGTAAATGTACAGAAAGCAGAATCAAATCTAGTAGAATCTAATCCTTGCCATTTAGTTCCTTTACGAATATTGCCTGGATTATTATTTCTAATACCACGAGTAGCCATTATTTTTTCCTTAAAATGATGTTAATAATACTGTCAAAATGACTCATAAAGTATTCACAGATAAACTCAATAAGTTTAGTACCTAAAGAACCAAGAATAACACAAGTTAAAGTAGCATTAATTAAAGACATGTTTAATCCTTCTGTCATTTCCCAGAAAGAGTAATAAGCAATAATTAATGATGCTATTATATCTAATAAGTAGTAAACTAATTTAGGTTTCTCATTCTTTTTTATCTTAATAATGTAAGATAATGTGCAACCACAGCAAGATGCTATAAATGCTTCAAAGAAACCATTTGTTATTAAGGTATCTATCATACAAAGGTCTCCTGTAATTAAGTTTAATTCATTATATATAAATAAGGACAATTATGAAATTAATATATCAACTTGATAATAATGCTTATCCACCAAGAAAGAGTCATTCTTCTGATGCAGGGTATGATTTATTCTTAAAAAGTAATTTAACTTCCTTATGTATTAAACCTATGGAAACTATAACATTAGATACAGGTGTTCATGTATTAATACCAGAAGGTTATGTAGGTAAGGTTTATCCTAGAAGTTCATCCTCCAGTCAAGGGTTACTTATACATACAGGTATAATTGATGCTGGTTATACAGGAAGTATAAAAATAAATGTTACCTTCTTAGGTAATGAACCAGGTAAGATAATTATGGGAGCACAGAGAATAGCTCAATTAGTTATAGAAAAATTACCTGAATTTGAATTGGAACCAGGAAGTGTTTCTTCAAGAAAGACAGAACGAGGTTCTAAAGGGTTTGGTTCATCAGGAATGTAAACAAAAAGGGGATTAATTAAATCCCCTTTTATACATATATTAAAAAGCACGAAGGCAAATATATGTTGTACATAAGATAATGGTTAACATAATAATACCCCCTCTCTCTCTCTCTCTTATATGCTCTTAGTATAAAGAATTTTGGAGCAAATTTAAAATGTAACTTGCTCCAATATTTATTATATGGTCTGTTTGCACATAAACAATACTTTATGCACATTTTTTAAGACATGCCAGCACTTATTTAACTTATATAATTTAAATTCTCTGTATATAAATGAAACCTTACTATATAGCTATTGTATAAGAAAGGTATAAATTTAGCTGGTTCTGTTGTTTTTAGCATATAAATCCTCTGCTAATTTTACTAACTTATCTGAAGGTTTAAGAATTGATAGAACTTCTCTAGTAGATTTAGCCTTTAAAACAGCTTGTTTTATTTCATCACTAAAAGCAGAGTCTTTAACTATATTCTTAATATTTTTTAAATGATTCATTAAGCATTACCATTAGTTGATATACTGAAGTTAAAAGTTAAATTATTAACTCTACCTGTAGAAACATTTCCTCCAAGCCTCTTTCTAAAAGAAACTCCTGTAGGGGATATACCTGTTATTTCTACACCATTATTAGCTGTAATAGCTGGAGTACCAGAGTAAGTAACATCAAAGTTAAAAGAACCATAAGCATAATTTTCTACATACTTAACTTTATCTCTGTATGCTGTATAGCTTTCAGTATAAGAGACGGTAACACTACCTGAAACTTGTATATTTGTTGTTTTCATAGCTAAGGCTAATATTGCTATTAAACCTTCATTTATACCTATAGAAACACAAGCAGCTACATACGCAATTTCAGCAGGATGTACTCTTAAATCACATCCTGTAGTAGTAACATTAGATACAGCAAAAGATGGACTGGTTACTGATACAGAAGGAGGTGAAGAGTACGTTCTTCCAAAATTAACTCTTACAGCATTCATATACATATAACCAAAAGTATCTGTATTAGCAGCCCAAGGACCAAGAGTCTCACTTTGAGTTTCTTCTCTTGTAGCAGGTCTTGTAGCAGTATAAGCTTCTTTCTCATTATGCGTTATAGAGCAAGAAATTGTACCTGTATAGGTCTTTCTATAGTTTCTATAAGTAGCAGGATGTAAAGAACCATCTATAGTAACATTATTGTCTAAACCATAGACCCAGTTACCAGACCAAGCTTCAGTGGAACCAGAGAATAAAGGAATATAATTAGAATCCACAATTAGAGATGGATTTGTAATCCTCTGGGTACTTTTCCAATAATTATTAAAATTTCTTTCCATAATTAACCTACAATTACTGTATGACCATTAATTTTAATAGAAGGCACTGCTAATTGACCTGTCATAGTATCACCTGCTTTAGATACTTTAGCAGAAGATACAGAATTAACTGTAGTTCTTACCTGAGTAATACTGGTATTTAATTCATTTTTAGCTTGCTCTATTTTAGAAGACAAATCAGTTTGAATATTTGCGTCAGAAGTAGATACTTTAATATCTAAAGAATTAATTGTGTCATTAATACTATTCTGGATATTAGTAATAGTATCTGAAATAACATTTATTTTATTTGCTACATCTTCTAGAATTTCTTGTTTAGTACTATTTATGTTTGAACCAAGAGAAGAAGCTAAATCAGTTAATTCCTGTTGAACCTCTTGAATGGTAATTCTATTCTTAGTAAATGCTAATAAGATAGCTGATTTAACATTACCTGAAGATACTGATGCACCTCCATTAATACATACGAGTTTACATCTGTGTCTTCCTTCATCATCAGTTAATGGGTTGCCTTCATCATCATATAAAGGAATAGGCTGGTACATTGATACATAAACTGGATTATCTGGATTATCAATAATATATTCTTTATCTGCCATAATATTTCTCCTATAAAATGGAATAAATTAATTATAAATAAAAAAAGGAGTTTATTAAACTCCTTTGCTTTTACTGGTTCTCTGTATCATCATCTACATATATGATATGTGGAAAAGTCGGAGGCTTTAACATATAAAGTTACTTACCCCCATTTTTTTGAAA